CTTTTGGACTAGAGAAACTGGACGTACAATTACACCTAGACTAGTGTTACAAGAGTTTGGTACTGATTGTATGCGTCATGGATTTAATGATGGTATTTGGGTAAGTTTAGTAAAACAAGAATTAGTTAAATATCCTAATAAAAATTTTGTTATACCTGATGTACGTTTTCCAAACGAAGCAAATATGATTAAGAGCATACACGGCGAAGTATGGCGTGTAAGACGTGGACAAGATCCTGTATGGATGCGTATGTATCAAGACATTGGTGTTGAACCTAAAGATGTACATGAGTCTGAATGGCGCTGGGCGAACGTTGATTTTAATAATATTATATATAACGACTTAGGTATTAACGAACTTAAAAGTCAGGTAAAAGGTCTCCTTGTTTCCAACGAACACCTTGCTTCTGCATAATACGTTGACAGTTTGCACATATAGTTTTTAAGTTTAGAATACTACAATTTTCTAAATTACCATCTATATGATATACATTAAATTGCTCATGGTGCTTACTTTTAAATCCGCACTTTTCACAACTGTCCTTTTTAGTATATCCTCTTTGCTTCCATTTTGGTACACCGTGCTTTGGCCCATTGCGTAAACATGTTTCACACTTCTTTCGATAGTATGTTTTGCCGGCTTTCTTATAGTTTATAGCCGCTGGTCGTAGTTTACAATCACATAAAGGTCTCATGTTGTATTTACCACACCTTTTTGGTCCCTTTTTCTGGTGTTATTATAGGCATTTTAATTTCAATTCATATAAATACTATGAACACTTTTATTAAGGAGAAACACAATGGCATTATCATCACCAGGTGTTGAGGTTAAAGTAATAGACGAAAGTTTTTACACGCCCAGCGAACCAGGCACCGTACCAATGATATTTGTTGCTACCGCACAAGATAAACAAAACGGCGGCGGGACTGGTACAGCACCAGGAACAACAGCGGCAAATGCAGGTAAACCTTTTTTGGTTACCTCACAAAGAGATTTAGTAGAAACATTCGGCGAACCAACATTTTATACGGATACTAATAATAATCCGATACATGCAGGTGAACTTAATGAATATGGATTACAAGCGGCTTACTCACTATTAGGTGTAAGTAATAGAGCATATGTAGTTAGAGCAGGAATTGATCTTGCAGGGCTAACAGCAAGTGCAAGTGCGCCAACAAGCAATCCAACAAACGGAACATATTGGGTAGATACAGCAAGTACTATCTACGGTATTTTCGAATGGAATTCAGCGGCTGTAACTACAACAGGCGGTCAGTCATTTGGTTATAAAAAACCAACAGTAATCACTGACGTAACAAAATTAGTTGGCGGCATAGCAACAGGTGCACCAAAAACTTCAGTAGGCGCAGTTGGCGATTATGCTATTACAGCGGCAAGTACTCTACACAAAACATACTACAAAAACGAAAGTGGTGCGTGGGTTGAAGTAGGATCAGGCGCATGGAAAGCAAGTTGGGCTACAGCATCAGGTACTGCTGGCGCAACAACAACTTCAGGTTTGAACTTTACTTTGAACAGTACAACAGTAACAGCAAACGCAACAGACGCAACAGCATTAGCGGCAGTAATTAATGGCTTGAGTATTTCAGGCGTAACTGCATCAGTTGAAGCGGCTAACGATATATTAAGATTACACTCAACAGGTGTTAACATAGTACTAGCAGAAGGCACAGGCGCAATGGGCGACATGGGTCTTGTAGCAGGAACTTATGCGGCACCGGCGTTGAATATTGCCCCTCATACAAGTGTTCCCGAGTTTGGTACAGGCGATACAACTCCACGTCCAACAGGTAGCATTTGGGCTAAAACTACTTCACCAAACAAAGGTGCTAAGTGGGCTGTTAAGGTTTGGAATAGCGCAACAGAACTATGGGATACTGTAGATGTTTCAATATTTGGATCAAACCAAGCGGCTCTAGCAACACTTGATAAAGCAGGCGGCGGAGCAAACTTAGCAACGTCAGCACTTTATGTAAAATCAAATGATGCTGAAGCAACAGACGCAGTGGCAAACTTTAAAGTGTACAAACGCAACGGTACTGGTGCAACTAACATTACATCAAGTGCAGTTACTACACAAGCAAGTGCAGGCGCAATTACATTTACTCTTCAAGAGTCAATTGTTGGTAGCGCATCACTAGGAAGTGCAGTTACAGTAACTGGTACAGCAACTGGTGCGGCATCAGACGCAGACGTAATTGCAGGAGCAGTTAACAATGCGGCAATGACAAATGTAAGTGCAAGCGTTGACAGTTCAAATAGAGTTGTAATTACACATGCAAAAGGCGGCGACTTTAGAATTGCTGACACAAGTGGACATTTAGCAGAAATTGGTTTTAGTACATCAGATACTACTAACTTGTATGCGGCTCCAACAGGTGATGCAGTAAATGACTTTGTTGCAAGTAACTGGAAAGTGTTAACAGCAACAAACGGTGAAAACGCTCCAACATCATTAGCAGTAGATGGTACACTTTGGTACAACAGTATTGTTGACGAAGCAGACATTATGATTCATAATGGTACTACTTGGGTAGGTTATCAAGACGCATCAAGTCCTTACTATGCAGTAAGCGCAGGTGATAAAACTGACCCAGCAGGTCCAATTGTAAGTGCTACACAACCAGTAGCGGCAACAGGACAATCAGATGGTACTGGTCTTAAAGATGGTGACATTTGGATTAATACTACAAACATTGACAAGTATCCAGAGATTTATCGCTGGTCACATGCCAAGCAAGTTTGGGTGTTATTAGATTCAAGTGATCAAACAACAAGTGACGGTGTACTATTTGGTGACGCACGTTGGTCAACAGCAGGCGCTAATAGTTTAGAAGCAACTATTCCAGATTTACTAACAAGTAACTTCTTAGATGCAGACGCTCCAGATCCAGCATTATATCCAAAAGGTATGATATTGTTTAATACACGCAGAAGCGGATTCAACGTTAAGAAATTTGTACGTAACTATATTGATGTTACAGCAGATAACAAGCGTATGGGTGACGCGGCAATGCTTTCATATTATCCACACAGATGGGTAACTGAATCAGCAAACAATGTAGATGGATCAGGTAAGTTTGGTCAATCAGCGCAAAGAGCAGTTGTAGTACAAGCAATGCAAGCAATGATTAACAGCAACCAAGACATTCGAGATGATGAGTCAAGAGTGTTTAACTTAATGGCGGCACCAGGTTATCCAGAACTAATTGGTGAAATGATTAGCCTAAATAATGATAGAGGCTTAACAGCATTTATCGTAGGTGATTCACCAGCAACACTAGACTCTAGTGCAACTTCAATTAACGAATGGGGAACAAATGTTAACCTAGCAGTTGAAGATAACGCTAACGGACTAGTAAGTAGAGATGAATACTTAGGTGTTTATTACCCATGGGGCTTTAGTAGCGACAATGCAGGTAACAACGTAGTTGTTCCACCAAGTCATATGATGCTAAGAACTATTGCACTAAGCGATCAAGTATCGTTTCCATGGTTTGCTCCAGCAGGTACAAGACGCGGTGGTATTACTAACGCAACAGCAACAGGATATATTGATAACGAAGGCGAATTTGTTTCAATTGCACTAAACGAAGGACAGCGTGATACGTTGTTTGGTATTAGTGTAAATCCAATTACGTTTATTACAGGTGCAGGACTTGTTTGTTTTGGTCAGAAGACTAGAGCAAAGAATGCAAGTGCATTAGATAGAGTAAACGTAGCAAGACTTGTTATCTACATGCGTAGCCAACTTAATAAACTTGCTAAGCCTTACATCTTTGAGCCAAATGATAAAATCACACGTGATGAGATCAAACAAGCGGCTGAAAGTTTAATGCTTGAGTTAGTTGGTAGTAGAGCACTATATGACTACATTGTAGTATGTGACGAATCTAATAATACTCCTAGTAGAATTGATAGAAACGAACTATACTTAGACATTGCAATTGAACCAGTTAAGGCTGTGGAATTTATTTACATTCCATTAAGACTTAAGAATACAGGGGAAATTGCAGGATTATAATTCATAAAATGAGCCCCTGAAATATGGGGCTCGTTAATGATAAATACTTGTAACAGGAGCAAATAGATATGGCAATTTCAACACTCTCAAAAATTACAGTACCACTAGCGAGCGACAGTAGTTCATCAACACAAGGTTTGTTGATGCCGAAACTACAGTATCGCTTTAGAGTGACACTTGAGAACTTTGGTGTAAGTACACCAACAACAGAACTAACAAAACAGGTAATTGATGTAACACGCCCTACAGTAAACTTTGAGGAATTAGAAATTCCAGTTTACAACAGTAGAGCATACCTAGCAGGACGTCCTACTTGGGAACCAATTACATTAAACTTACGTGAAGATGTTAACAACAGTGTACAAAAACTAGTTGGCGAACAACTTCAGAAACAATTTGACTTTTTTGAACAGTCAAGTGCGGCATCAGGTATTGATTACAAATTCGTTACAAGAATTGAAATCTTAGATGGTGGTAACGGAGCAAATACTCCAAACGTATTAGAAACATTCGAGTTATACGGTTGCTTTATTCAAAACGCAAACTATAACACACTAGCATACAGTTCAAATGAACCAGTAACTATATCACTAAGTATGCGTTACGATAACGCTATCCAATCACCAGTTGGTGAAGGAATTGGTACAGCAGTTGGTAGAACTATTAATAGTCTAGTAACAGGCGGTGGCGGAGCCACATAATAGTAACAACTATTATATTGCCATAATATTATTAAAGAGGGTGGCCTTACAGTCACCCTTTTTTATTTTATACGCACTTTTCTTTAGAGGATAAATATTAGTATGGCAAACATACTTAACGGATTCTTAAATAATGTATTACAGGGTGCTTCTAACCCAGGCGGTAACCTAAAAGGTTACGACCATGCTAGTCGACTATTTGTTGACGATGGTATGCGTCTTGCGCCTAAAACAAAGTTTCTTTATCATGTAGTATTTGAATTAAGCGAAGAAGCATTGAAGGTAGTTCCACAGTTAGACCAAAGACACAAGCAAGAAATTAATATGCTTGTTAAGGCGGCAGATTTACCTAAGTTTAGTATTCAAACTGCAACTAAGAATATGTACAATCGTAAAAAGAATTTACAAACTAGTATTGAATATGATCCAGTGAATATTACATTCCATGATGATAATATGGGACTGACTACAACATTAATGGAAGCATACTATAGATATTATTTTAGAGATGGTAACTATCGTACTGAAGGAGTAAGTCCTCCATATGCACCACGTAACACATATCAAAATTCACAAACACAAAATTTTAGATACGGGTTAGACAACGATCATACAAAACCATTCTTTAATAAAATTACAATTTATCAAATGGCTAGACATGAGTATCTTGGATTTACGTTAGTTAATCCTATGGTTACTGGTCTTACACACGATCAATTAGACAGTTACGACAATGGTACACCGTCACAAAATCAAATTAGTGTAGCATACGAAGCAGTATTTTATAGTAGAGGTCCAGTAGGTGAAAATAGTCCTAAAGGATTTGCAACTGCTCATTATGATAAAACTCCTAGTCCATTAACAGTAGGTGGTGGCGGAACACAAAGTCTATTTGGCGGCGGTGGCGTTATAGGCGGAATTAGTGATGTCCTTGGAGATATCGCAGGCGGACAATTTAATTTAGGTACTGCATTAACTGCATTTAATACATTTAAAAATGCAAAAAGTTTAACTAAAAATGGTCTACGTGAAGAAGGTTTTAACATTCTAAAGAGACAATTGGGCAAGATTGGAAAAGAAGGCGTAAGTGGAATTAGCGGAATTAGTATTCCAAAAGTATCTGGCAGAGGCGGCGCCAGTTCTACAACATCAACAGTAGGCGGAACAGTTAATACTAATTCATTAATATACGGACAAAGAATAAGTCAAGCATCAGGAAATAATGTTGCTCAAAATACTTTACAAGCACTAAGGAATAGATTTTAGATGAGCAGTACGTTAGATATCACACCAGTAGACAGTAGTTTAGAAGTTAAAGAATTTTATAATAAATTTTTTACAGAATCAATATCATACAGTGCTAATCAAGTAGATTCAGTTGTAGGCTTCTTTCTAAAACGAGGATTTAACGAGTCATCTGCAACCGGTGTTGCTACTGTACTCTTACAACAAGCAAAGATCGATGACGTTAACGTGTTTACATTATTAGACACACTTAAAGGTCTTACTGATGTACAAATTAGCGGATTAGTTGGAGAAATTGTAAACTATAATAGATCCAAAGTAAGTGTAGTTGGTTTTAAAAATGCAGATAGCGTTGTAAAACAAGAAACCCGCAATGTAGTGGTATAGTTCCATGGGACGATTTGCTCAAGGAAAATATAATCTAAAGAATCCAGCAAAGTACATAGGTAACAAAACTCCAACATATAGATCGAGTTGGGAATTTGCATTTATGAAAATGTGCGACGAACATGCTTATATTGAAGCATGGGCAAGTGAAGCAGTAAAAATCCCTTATAGAAATCCATTAACAGGAAAACATACTATATACGTTCCTGACTTTTTTATTGCATATGCAAACAAAGGCGGCAAAAGAAAAGTTGAATTAATCGAAGTAAAACCTGAAAATCAAACTCTTAAAGAAAAATTAGGACGTAGCAAACACAACCAAGCGGCTTGGATTGTAAACCAAGCAAAATGGGAAGCCGCTAGGGCATATTGTCAGCAAAAGGGTATATACTTTAGAATAGTTACTGAGAAAGATATCTTCCACAACGGTAGACGATAAATAATAGTAGCATATAATGGAAGTACAATGACAAAAAAACTACAAGATTTATTAGACTTGCCTGATTCTAAAGAAATAATAGATTCAGCCACACAGCAAGAAGCAAAGCAAAAGAAGTATGAAGTGCAAGAACAAGCAGAATACAAGCGTGATATTGCAGAGTTTGATAAGATTGCAGGTGCATTACCTAGTGTTAAAGGCTTAGGTGAAAAGGCAGATGCTGAACTAAATGAAATTGCTGATAAAGCCCTACAAAGTTACGAAGATTTAATGGACTTAGGCATGAATGTTGAAAGTCGTTACAGTGGTCGTGTGTTTGAAGTAGCAGGCGGTATGCTTAAAACTAGTTTAGATGCTAAGGTTGCTAAGTTAGATAAGAAACTAAAAATGATTGACTTACAACTGAAAAAAGAAAAACAAGATAAAGATACACCTATGGAAGAAGCCGGTATTGTTAACGGCCACGGCGCTATTGTTACTGATCGAAACAGTCTATTAGCGAAGTTAAAAGATATGGATAAAGATAAATAGTATTAGAGGATAACCGTCATGAAAACATTTACACAAATATTAACAGAGTCTAAAAAGACTTACGAATTTAAAATTGGTCTTGCAGGAGAGATGCCAGAAACATTTCCAGATACGCTTGAAACTGCTCTACAAAAATTTGATGTAATTAGTATGTCAAACGGAAAGAAAACACCAATCCAAGAAAGACCTTTAGATTTTCCACAATTACAAAATATGGAAGTTACTTACTTTGAAGCAGAAGTAGGATATCCAACTACACCACAAGTATTACAAGATTACATTTGTAAATGCTGTAGTTGTGATCAAGCAAACATTATTGTGAGAAATGCAAACGATCCAAGAGAAGAATATCAAGCACCAAAAAGTGGTGAACCTTACGAATCAAAACTTGATACTGAAGACATGGGCGGCGAAAGCGCACAAGAATCAGTTGCTGGTAATAGAGTAATGGACTTGTTGAAAGAGTTAGAAACAGCACGTAAAGAACGTAATACAGATCCAATGGAAGCGGCACCACAGGGTGAAAGCAAAGACATTGATTCATCAGAAAACACTAAAGCAGTTGTAGGAGGATAATATGAAAGATTTATTACAAAAATTAGCGGACCTAGAGAACACTTTAGATTCTATGGATGCTACACCAAAAGAAATTAAACAAATTAATGAAGCGGCTTCAATGAGTATTAATATGTCAGGCGAAACAGCAGATGATGTTGCACGTTTAGTACAAATTATGCAAAACGGCGGCGCACCAGATGCAGGCGAAATGAAGCCTGATATGATGCCACCAATGGGACCACCAGACATGGGCAAGATGCGTGATCTTGTAAAAGACTTACCACCAATGGACATGGACGGACCAGTAGGCCCAGGCGATGACATGAATGACTTGAAACCAGGTATACAAAAAGAGCCATGTGATGCATGTGGCAAAGTACACTTAGGTAACAGCAGTTGTGGTAGTCATGAAGATGTAGATGCAGAAGTTGATGAAGCAGGCTATGATAATTCACCAGAAGAAGAGTACAAAGATCACAACTACATGACAAAAGATTTAAGCGGTGGTATTAACCGTGAGAAGAAAGCATATGCGGCCGCACAAGACGGCGACAATGCAATGGCTGTAGAAGAATTACAAGCGGCACTGCGTGATGCACTTATGACTAAGATGGCAGAAG